CTTTCGGGGTTTGGTTGGCGTGACGTGATGAACGCGCTGTTCCCGATGGAAGCCAAGCTCAATCCGCAGGAATGACGAACAGATGATTGAAGAAGGTGACGATGGGACTCTCGATTCGCGCCTACGCGCGCCACCGTGGCGTGTCGCACGTGGCCGTGAAGAAGGCCATCGACACCGGGCGGATCACAGCACTGCCTGACGGCACGATTGATCCGGATGCGGCGGACGCCCAGTGGGCACAAAACACATTGCAGCCGCGCCGCGCCGCTGCGCAGGAGAAGGTCGGCACCACAAAGGGGCGACCCGCGCCCGCAACAGGGCCCGTCGAAGCAACACCGCAGCGCGATGTCGCCGACGCCAGCACAGCGCCGATGTCGGCGGGAGGTACCTCGCTGTTGCAGGCGCGCACGGTCAACGAGGTGCTCAAGGCCAAGCTCAACAACCTGGAGCTGGCACACCGAAAGAAGGAGCTGGTGGATCGGGCGCAGGCCGTGGCCCACGTCTTCAAGCTCGCGCGCATCGAGCGCGACGCGTGGTTGAACTGGCCCGCGCGCATCTCGGGGCAGATGGCCTCCGCGCTTGGCGTTGATGCGCACACGATGCACGTCACGCTGGAAGCGGCCGTGCGCGAGCACCTGATCGAAATGGGCGAGCTGCGCCCGCGCGTGGATTGACGATGGACGATTACGAAGGCGCTGTTGAGATCGAACGCGCGTGGCGCGACGGCTTGACGCCTGATCCGCTACTCACCGTGTCGGAATGGTCGGATCGCCATCGGATGCTCTCCGGCAAGGCGTCCGCCGAACCCGGGCGCTGGCGCACCAGCCGCACGCCGTACCTGAAGGCGATCATGGATTGCCTGTCGCCGACCTCGCCGGTTGAGCGCGTGGCGTTCATGAAGGCCGCTCAGCTCGGTGCGACCGAAATGGGCTCGAACTGGATCGGCTACGTCATCCACCACGCACCGGGGCCCATGATGGCCGTCTGGCCGACTGTGGAGATGGCCAAGCGCAACTCGAAGCAGCGGATCGACCCGCTGATCGAGGAGTCGGCGGCGCTGGCGGAATTGATCGCGCCCGCACGCAGCCGGGATTCGGGCAACACGATTCTGGCCAAGGAGTTCCGGGGCGGCGTGCTGGTGATGACCGGCGCGAACAGCGCGGTGGGCCTGCGCTCGATGCCGGTGCGCTACCTGTTCCTCGACGAGGTCGACGGCTACCCGCTGGACGTCGAGGGCGAAGGCGATGCGATCTCGCTGGCCGAGGCGCGCACGCGCACCTTCGCGCGTCGGAAGATCTTCATCGTGTCGACGCCGACGATTTCGGGGGCAAGCGCCATCGAGCGCGAGTACGAAGCCAGCGACCAGCGTCGCTACTTCGTGCCGTGCCCACACTGCAACCACCCGCAGTGGTTGCGCTTCGAACAACTGCGCTGGGACAAGGGTGCGCCGGAATCCGCTGCCTACATCTGCGAATCCTGCGACACCGCGATTGCCGAGCATCACAAGACGTGGATGCTGGAGCACGGCGAATGGCGCGCGATGGCAGACGGCAAGACGGCGGGATTTCACCTGTCGTCGCTGTACAGCCCGGTGGGCTGGCGCTCATGGCGCGACATCGCCGCTGCGTGGGAAGCCGCCGTCAACAAGGAATCGGGATCGGCCGCCGCGATCAAGACCTTCAAGAACACCGAGCTGGGCGAAACCTGGGTCGAGGAAGGTGAAGCGCCCGACTGGCAACGGCTGGTCGAGCGACGCGAGGAGTACCGCATCGGCAGCGTGCCGCTGGGCGGCCTGCTGCTGGTCGGCGGCGCGGACGTGCAGAAGGATCGTATCGAGGCCTCAGTCTGGGCCTTCGGGCGCGGCAAGGAATCGTGGCTGGTCGAGCACCGCGTGCTGATGGGCGACACCGCCCGCGACGCGGTGTGGAAAGCCCTGTCCGCGATGCTGGCCGAGCAGTGGACGCACGCATCGGGCGCGGCGATGCCACTGGCGCGCTTTGCCCTGGATACCGGCTTCGCCACGCAGGAAGCCTACGCCTTCGTGCGGGCCTGCCACGATGCGCGCGTGATGGCGGTCAAGGGTGTGCCGCGCGGCGCAGCCCTGATCGGCACGCCCACGGCCATCGATGTCTCGCAGGGCGGCAAGAAGCTGCGCCGGGGCATCAAGGTATTCACGGTGGCGGGCGGCATCGCCAAGCTGGAGTTCTACAACAACCTGCGCAAGAGCGCGGACGTTGGCGAGGACGGCTTGACCCCGGTGTTTCCTGCCGGGTTCGTCCATCTGCCGAAGATCGACGCTGAGTTCATCCAGCAGCTCTGCGCCGAACAACTGATCACCCGCCGCGACCGCAACGGCTTCCCGGTGCGCGAGTGGCAAAAGATGCGCGAGCGCAACGAGGCCCTGGACTGCTACGTCTACGCCCGCGCGGCCGCATCCAGCGCGGGACTGGATCGCTTCGAGGAGCGCCACTGGCGCGAACTGGAGCGGCAACTGGGGGTAGCACCCCCACCGGATGAGCCGCCGCCCATCCATGACATCGAATTGAACGAGGCCACCCAACGCGGTGGCCTCGCTGCTTCTGGCACCCGCAATACCGGTCGACGCGTCATCCGAAGCCGTTGGCTTCGGTGATGGCCGTTCGCTTCAAACCAAGGAGAACACATGAGTCTTGCCACCCGCATCGAGAGCCTGGTCATCCGGGTCGCCCAGGAGTTCAACGACGTCCGGGCCACCGCAGGCAATCTCGCCAGCCTGTCCACCACCGACAAGTCGAGTCTGGTCGCGGCGATCAACGAGCTGAAAGCGGCGGTGCTGTCCGCCACCGCCATCGACGACAGCCAGATCGCCACCTCCACCACCTACTCGTCGAACAAGATCGTGTCGCTGCTCGACGCGCTCAAGGCCGACATTTTGGGTGGCGCGGACGCCGCCTACGACACCCTGGTGGAAATCCAGCAGTTGCTGCAGAACGGCACCACGGGACTGGATGCGCTTCTGGCCGCAGTCAATCTCCGGGTGCGCTTCGACGCGGCACAGACCTTGACGGTCGCCGAGCAGCTGCAGGCCCGCACCAACATCGGTGCCGTGGCGGCCGTCGATGTCGGGAACACCGACACCGACTTCGTCGTGATCTTCGACGGGGCGCTGGCCTGATGAGCCTCGCGTCCAGCATCGCCGCTTTGGCGGCGCGCATCGGCTTCGAGGTCAAGACAAAGATCGACGACACACATCCTGGCCTTGCCCGGGTGTGGGTCAGCTTCGGCTACGTCAATGGTCAGGTCGTGATCGCCAGCGCGCGCAACGTCGCCAGCGTCGTGCGCACGGCGGCGGGCCGCTACCGCGTGCATTTCGCCGTGGCGATGCCCGACGCGAACTACTGCTGGACGGCGCTCGCGCGCAGCAGCAACAACAGCGGCCAGCAGCGTCTGGCCGTCGTGCGCGCCAGCTCCGACCTGAAAACGGCCCAGTACGTCGACATCTCCTGCGCGACGACAGCAACGTCGTTCGACGACTCCTCCGACATCAATCTCGTGGTGTACCGCTGATGGCCTACACAGAAACCCAGCTCCAGGCCCTGGAATCCGCACTCGCCAAGGGCGAACGGCGCGTGACCTTTGCCGACAAGACGGTCGAGTACCGCTCGGTCGACGAACTGATGGCCGCGATCCGCGAGGTCAGGCGCGGACTGCTGCAGCAGGCGGCTGAAACCGGGTTGCTGCCCGGCGCGCCGCGCCAGATCCGGGTTACGACCTCCAAGGGGTTTTGATGGCCTGGACAACATCACGAACGCCAGCAAGCTGGCTAGGCAAACTCCGAAGTCTCTTCGGTCAGCCTCCCGTCCACGAAGCGGCGGGGCGTGGCCGTCGCTCGCTGGCCTGGATGCCCGGCAACCCCGGCGCGGTCGCTGCGATGCTGGCGACCAGCAACGAACTGCGCGGCAAGAGCCGTGACCTCGTGCGCCGCAACGCGTGGGCACAGGCAGGCATAGAAGCCTTTGTGGCCAACGCGGTCGGCACCGGCATCAAGCCCCAGAGCCTGTCGCCTGACGAGGCGTTCAAGGCCGAGGTGCAGGCGCTGTGGCGCGACTGGACGGTGGAAGCCGACGCCGCCGGTCAGACCGACTTCTACGGTCTGCAGGCGCTGGCCTGCCGCGCAATGCTCGAAGGCGGCGAATGCCTGATCCGGTTGCGGCCGCGACGCCCGGAGGACGGGCTGGTCGTTCCTCTGCAGCTTCAGTTGCTGGAGCCCGAGCACCTGCCGATCAATCTGAACACCGATCTGCCGTCGGGCAACGTCGTGCGCTCCGGCATCGAGTTCGACAGCCTGGGGCGGCGCGTCGCTTACCACCTGTACCGCTCGCACCCGGAAGACGGGCGTCTTGCGCCGATGTCGGGCCAGGGTGGGATAGACACGGTGCGCATACCGGCTGCGGAAATCATCCATCTGTTCCGTGTGCTGCGCCCGGGCCAGATTCGCGGCGAGGCGTGGCTGTCTCGTGCCCTGGTCAAGCTCAACGAGCTCGACCAGTACGACGATGCCGAGCTGGTGCGCAAGAAGACCGCCGCGATGTTCGCGGGCTTCGTCACGCGCGCCAACCCGGAAGACAACCTGATGGGCGAAGGTGCAGCGGACGCCGACGGGATTGCGCTTGCCGGACTGGAGCCGGGCACGCTGCAGATTCTGGAGCCCGGTGAGGACATCAAGTTCTCCGATCCGGCCGACGTTGGCGGTTCGTACTCCGAATTCCTGCGCACGCAGTTCCGCGCAGTCGCTGCCGCCATTGGCATCACCTACGAACAACTGACCGGCGATCTGACGGGCGTGAACTACTCGTCCATCCGCGCAGGGATGCTGGAGTTCCGGCGTCGCTGCGAGATGGTGCAGCACGGCGTGCTGGTGCATCAGCTATGCCGCCCGGTGTGGGCGGCGTGGATGAAGCAGGCCGTGCTCGCCGGGGCGCTCGAAGCGCCGGGCTTCGCGCGTGGCGGGCCTGCCCGTCGCCGCCAGTACCTCGCCGTGAAGTGGATTCCGCAGGGCTGGCAGTGGGTCGATCCCGAGAAGGAGTTCAAGGCGATGTTGCTGGCCATCCGCGCGGGCTTGATGTCGCGCTCTGAAGCCATCTCGGCCTTCGGCTACGACGCCGAGGATGTTGACCGCGAGATCGCCGCCGACAACCAGCGTGCCGACGACCTCGGCCTGATTTTCGATTCCGACGCTCGCTACACGTCGAAGGACGGCGCGAGTTTGGCAAATACGGCGGAACCCAACCGCAACGCCGCCGACGCGTCTGGCAGCACTTCGACTGCCTGAAGGAC